GGCGGCGAGATTCTGAGCGCAGCCAATGAGCGTGAGCAAGCCAAACTGGTGTTCAGCCACGCCAAGCGGGCAGTGGAGTTAAACCCAGAGCTGGGCGCACAGATAAAACTGTACCGCGATGCTATGGAGTTTAAGGGTACGGGCACCGTATACAAAGCCATTAGCGCAGAGGCGTATAGCAAGGAAGGCTTAAACGCGTCGCTGGTGCTCTATGACGAATTGGCGGCAGCGCCTAACCGTGAGCTGTTTGATGTGCTCAGCCTTTCAATGGGTGCAAGGCGCAGCCCGCTCTTTGTGGCAATCACCACGGCTGGCCCTAAGGTTGACACCACAGGCGTTGACTCCATTGCATACACGCTCTACCAATTGGCGAAGCGGCGCGTTGCCGGTGAGTCTGATGACACCACACTTGGTATGGCGTGGTGGGAGGCGGCAGAGGATGCCTACGAGGATGAGAGCCGCTGGCACGAGGCTAACCCTGGGCTGCTTGGCGAGCAGCCAATTCTGAGCCTTGAGGATTTGCGCAGTGCGCGCAAGCGCACGCCTGAAAGCGAATACCGCACTAAGAGGCTTAACCAATTTACGAATAGCGCCACCGCCTTTCTACCTACAGGCGCGTGGGATGCGTGCGGTGACGCAAGCCTTACGCTTGGCGCAGATGAGCCCATTGTGCTGGCGGTGGACGGCAGCTTTAGCAATGACAGCACGGCAGCGGTGGCGTGCCGCCTAAGTGATAAGGCGCTGTTTGTGCTTGGGCATTGGGAGCGCCCAATTGATGCTGACCTTTCGTGGCGTGTTTCTATGGATGAGGTTGAAGGGCGCATCATTGAGATTTGCCAAAACTACAATGTAGTGGAGGTAATCTTTGACCCATTCCGCTGGCAGCGTAGTATGGAGGCGCTGGCACAGCGTGGGCTGCCCGTGGCAGAAATGCCGCAGACACCTTCACGGATGGTGCCAGCAACCAGCGGTATGTATGATGCGGTGGTGAATGGCAAGATTCGGCACACAGGTGACCCACGGCTTGCGCGGCACGCAGCCAATGCCACCCCTTACTACAGCAGAAATGGGATGATGGTGCGAAAGCAAGCCGCTCACAGCAATAAGAAAATTGACTTATTTGTGTCAGCCATTATGGCGCTGAGCCGTGCTGATACACTAGCAACCACAGTTGCGCCAAAGGCTGCGCCTGCGGTTCAGTTCATTGAGCTATAGGGAGAATAAGAGTGGGAATTATTGACCGCATCCTTGGGCGAGAAATGGCAGATGAGCAGCGAGTGGTTGCACCGTGGTGGCCTTCAGACTATCCGCAACGCACCGCCGGTGTTTCAATCACACAGGAAAATGCCACCGCAATTGGAGCCGTATGGGCGGCGGTGAATCTCTATAGTTCAACAGTGGCCTCACTCCCGTGGGGGGCGTTTATTAGGGATGCTGGTATTCGCACGCCAGTCAACCGCCCACGCTGGATGGATGTGCCGATTCCGAATAACCCTAACTACACTAGCTTTGATTTCAAGCACCGCCTGATTTCCAGCCTGCTGCTTGATGGCAACGGATTTATTTTGGTGCTCCGCTCACCTGATGGTGTAGTGGTTGAAACACGCGTGCTTGACCCGCAAAAGGTTGAGTGCGTGCGCGGCGAGATGGGCGAGCCGCTTTACAAAATCACTACGCAGGAAGGCAGCAGCACGCTGGGCGCTGATAACATTGTGCATATCCCGCTGTTTGCAACGGGCGAGCATATGCGCGGAATGTCACCGATTGAACACCACCGCGTAACCCTTGGGCTTGCCAGCGCAACTCAGCTGTTTGGCGCGAAGTTCTACGAGCAGGGCGCAACGGTTGGCGGTGTGGTGAAGGTGCCTGGTGAGTTGACGGCAGACCAAGCAGAGAATCTGCGCGCAGGATTTGCTCGCAGGCACGAGGGTGTTGACCGCGCGTGGCGCGTTGCAGTGCTCACCGGCGGCGCTGACTATTCACAGATGAGCGTAAAGATTTCTGATTTGCAGCTTGTGGAAACTCTCCATTGGGGTGTAGAAAGCGTGGCAAGAATTTATGGCTTGCCCTTGGCCTACCTTCAGTACCCAGGCGGCAACACAAGTTACAACAGCCAGGAAACGCTTGGGCAGGCTTGGCTTGCCTTGGGGCTAGCGCCAATGCTTGCACGCGTTGAAGCGGGCTTGCAGCGGCTGATTGAAGGTGACACCACCTTTATTAAATTCAACACCGGCGCGCTGCTGCGCGCAACGCAGAGTGAGCGAATGGCTAGTTATGCCCAGGCGCTACAAAATGGAATTTATAGCTTGGATGAGGTGCGTGCTCTGGAGGATTTGCCGCGCCTCCCAGTTGGCGGTGACCAGCACTGGAAGCCACTAAACATTGGCGTAGTTGGAGAGGAGCCACAGCCGTGAGCTATATCATCACTGACATTGACGGCACGCTTACTACCACGGGTGATACGCCACGGCAGCCGCTGATTGATTGGCTCAAGAGCCGCGTGCAGGATTACGCGGATGAGGTGATTGTGGTGAGCGCCCGCAACATTGACCGCCTTGCAGAAACTAAGGAATGGCTTGACGCTAATGGCGTGCCATACGGGCAGATTTATCTGCAAGATTTTGGCGAGAGCAACCCAGCCGTAAACGAAGCCTTTAAGGCCTATAAGTATTCCAAGTTGCAAGAGGAATACGGCGATGAGATTGAGCTGGTAATTGACAATGACCCAGAGGCACGAGATGCCGCTGAGGGTATGGGCATTGATGCCTACACGCCTGAGGAAATCCTGCGCGGGGATGCTGACGGGGATGAGGGTGAGAGCGATGAGGCGCGCGTGGTAATTGATGTGCCTGAGTTTATCCGCGAGGCGGCAGGCAAGGGATTGACCTATTACGAGAATGGCTACGCGGGTGACGGCTTGCAGCCTGAAACCGTGGCTGAAGCCAAGCTGCTGCGCAGCGGTCAGGTTGAGGATGACAAAGTTACGCGTATGCGCGCGTGGATTCTCCGCCACCGCGGAGATTGGGAAGGCGTGCCACGCAATAGTGACGCTGCCAATGATGAGTTTCCAGGCCCTGGAGCTGTTGCCGGTTACCTGTGGGGCGTGGAGGTAACACAGGCTGACGGCGCTGACAGAGTTCTACAATGGGCAGACCGCGTGCTAAACACGCTGGCTAATGATGAAAGGTTTGATGTGAAAGAGTTTGAGCGCCGCGCCCTCCCAATGGGCGAGTTCACAGTTTCCGATACTGAGGATGGGCAAAAGACTTTTAGCGGCTATGCCGCTCTTTTTGATACACCAAGCGCAGGGCTGCCATTCACTGAGGTGATTGCACCAGGCGCATTTAAGCGCACGCTCTCACGCGCTGCCGCTGGCAGCAAGGTAATTGCATTCCTGTTTGGTCACGATGAGTCACGCGCTCTTGCCACTACGGCAAGCGGGCGGCTCTCACTCCAAGAGGATGAGCGCGGGCTGCGCGTTGAGGCGAAGCTTGACCCTGCTGACCCTGATGCCGCCGGTGTTATTTCTAAGTTGACGCACGAGGCCGCAGCGATGGGAATGAGCTTTGGCTTTTCGGTGACAAAGGGTATGGATGAGTGGCAGGGCGATAAGCGCACCATTCGTGAAGTCAATCTGTTTGAGGTTTCCGTGTTGAGCGCTGGCCAAACCCCAGCCTACCCTGCAACGCTTGGCCTCACCGCTGTGCGCAAGCTCTCCGCCGATAAAATCGGTGTTGAGGCTGAGCGCCTTATGACTACCCTTGAGGCAATCAAAGCTGCGCAAACGCTCAGCGATGATGACCTTGAGGTTATTGACCAGGTACGCAGTAAGTTGTCACCGCGCAAGGGGATTGACCCCAGCGTTGCGGCTGCCAAGTTGCTGCTTGAGCGCCTGGCAAACGATACGCTCTAACAGCCCCGCTACCGCAGCCCCGCCACCTTTGAGTGCGCCCGCTGCAGAGTAAGCCCGCTAGGCGAGCACGATAGTAAAAAAAACATAGAGAATAGGAGATTGAAAATGTCTGATATTAGGAATCTGCACGAGAAGCGTGCAAGCCTTTTGACTGAAGCGCAGTCAATCGTTACTGACCTTGCCTCAAAGGGCGAAGCCCTTGAAGGTGAGTCACAGGTTCGCTTTGAGAAGCTTACCGCTGAGGCAGCAACTGTTGCCCAGGCGATTCGCTCCGAAAAGGAAGCCACCGAAGCCCGCACCGCTGCTGACGCTGCCCGTGCAGAGTTTGCTGCTGTGATTGCTCCGGCTGCTGCTAAGTCTGACGCTGATGAGAATGCGGAGCTTCGCGCTCTTGCTCGCAACGGCGGCACGCGAATGTTTGAATACCGCGATGTTACGAAGTCAACGGGTCTTGGAAATCCAATCACCATTGCTGACCGCGTAAATGTGATTGCGGGACAGTTCAACCCATTCCTTAACCCAGATATCGTTACGGTTATCCGCGCAAGCA